ATAACTTGCTCCTTAAAAGCTATATTATAATAAGGTGTCCCAGTGTGTGAAACTAATTTATAAGAAGATATTGATTTTCTAGGTAGGTTATAGTGTTCGCAATACTTTTCTATATCCATCATATAACCCTCCTCATTCCAAGCTGACAAAACAAACTCTTTCTTTTTGTATTCGTTGGTTTTAGTTTTTGTAGTAGCTTCGTAAGGATTGTAATTTTTTCTAATTTCCTCTATTTTTTTTCTTACGCCATCAAAAGTATTTTTTAAATTAAATTCATTAATTAATAACCTTGCTAAGACTGAATTGCTAGGGTTACTTTCAATTCTTGACTTAACAAAATCTAACTGTTTTTCTGTGTATTTCATAATAATTATGTTTTTATTTTTACAAATATAAACAAAAATAATTAATAAACTAATAAATACTATTATTTTTTTAAAAAAATATAATAAGCAATAAGTAAAGCCAATATTAAAAACAACCAGTTATAGTTAATTTCATTTTCTTTATAATACTTAATAGGTATATTTCTAGTAATAATCTTTTCAAGATAAATAGTATCACAATAACCGTTAATATATATGCTATCTCTTATTTTAAGGACTTCTACAGTAAGATTATCTTTTTTTATAGTTACACCATCTTCTAGAGCTAAGTATTCAACTACTGTATCTACTTCTACTGCTGTAGTATTTAGTCTCACCGTATCGATTAATTTAATACTATCTACTGTGTGAACGTAAGGAAATTTTTTAACTATTCTATTATGTCTTTTTAATGGACTACAATTAAATAATAATATTGATAATAAAAGTATGAGGTACTTCATAGTTTTAAAAATTAAATAAACTTGAGTTATCCCAACGCGCTTTTTTACCTCTAATATCGTAATGTACAAACCCGTTGTATAATCCAACCCCTCCCTCATCCATTTTACCTTCTTTAATGAGTTTTAAGATAGTTCTGGCTAATTTCTTTGGCGTAATATTTTTAGATGTAATATCACTCGCAGAAGCCGTTAAATGCTGACTGAATTTAGCTCCTCCAATTTTCTTATTATAAGCTGGATGTCTATAAGATGAATTAATGTGAATAGGTTGTTTAATCTCATCCCTTAACACTTGTAAATTATTAGCTAATTTTTTAACATTGTCTAAATATTTAGAAGGAACTCCTGTGCCGTCATTACAACCAAATTCTAATAAGTGAAAGTTTTTAGTTAATTGCATATTATTGGTGAGTTTTTCTATAAGTTTCGAATTGCTTCTTTAAAGAATTGTACTTAGTTTTCCATGTCTTAACCTCAGTTTTTAAATCTCTACTTTCTTCTTTTACTACTTTTAACTCTTCACGAACATAATTAAGCTCAGATTTAAGTTCTGTATAACGCTCTTTTTGGTCAATTACAAACTCATTATAAGCGTTTTGCATAGAGCTTAGAGCATCAGTGCTTGCTTTTTTTTCGTTAATTTTCTTTACTTTTAATCCCCCGAAAAAAGCACCAACTCCTCCTAAAGAAAGTAAAATATTGTCTAAGTTTGTTTTTATAAAATCTAACATTATTATTATTATTATTATTTTATTAAAGTGTAGCCGAATCCACCTTTTTTTGTTGACGCATTATTACAACCTTCTTTTTGGTCTGTCCATACCGTAAAATTAGATTGATCTAAATAAACTTTTATAACATCAAAATGACTATTAGCTCTTTGTTTACACTCTTTCCAGATATCCTTTCTATCTTCATTGTGTGTAGGATTAGAAAATTCAAAAGTCTTAATGGTGTTACCAGAAGGAGTATCGTTATATGCTCCAAAATAAGAGTAACGACCATACGCAAATTCACTTAAAACAGCCCTCAAACCATTGTGAATCCACGTATTTCCGTTTACGGTGAACTCACCGCCGTTTAGTAAATCCTGATAATCAGGTAAAGCAATATTCTTTAGAACATCAAAATAAAAATCATAGCCTAATAAAGGACAAAGATCTTGAAGTTGTGAATCATTTATATACTCATCTATTTTATCTTCTGTTGTAAATAAAGAAATGTTTTTATATGCTGAAATATCAGATTTAGTAATTAATAATGCCATATTTAGTTAATTTTTGTTATTATTTCAGTATTTACAATTAAAGGATTAATTACAAATTCCGCAGTATTTAATTCACTATTCACGGTACCAGTAAACAAGTCTTTAAAACAGTCTTCTATATCTCTTTTAACATTATCTACTCTGAATTGAACGTTTAGCATCATTTGCTGTATTGCCCCTCCGCTACCACTAAAAAGGCTGTTATCATCATTTTTAATTAAAGAAGGTGAAATACCGTAAGCAATACAAATTTTATCACTTACATTTTTGTCTGTATAAGCAAATAATTGGTCATTTAAGTCTGTTCCTACTTCCTGAATAAATACCTCTTGACTAAGGTCGTCACTATCTAATTCCGCTTCATAATGATTAATTCCACCAACACCATCCGCACCTAATTGGGATTTCATGCCTGCTTGAAAGTTTGCTTTACTTTTTTCATTATCAAATTCTTTAGTAACAACTATTGAATTCTTCATAAATCCCTTAGTAATAAGATTTTTCTTATATACACTAGATTTCCATTCTGAAATACAATCGTCTATTACTGGATCAATCCAAGACTTAGGATATATGTCTTGATAACTAAAAGAAACATATAATATTTGCCCCCTATAGTTATCTATAGTGTCTCTATTAATTTGATTTAATACTTGATTAGGGTTGTATATATCGTACTCTATTGGCTCAACTTTTCTGTCTGCCCAGTCTTTAGATACTTTAAGTTTTGAAATATAACCGTTATTATCTTCTTGACACTTTCTAACCCATTCAAAAGGAATAACTTTAAATGTAGTTTTTTCTCCTAATGCATTATAACCTACATGAATTGCAAACCCATTATAATACGAAGCGTCAACAGTAGCTTTTCTTAATAATTTATTAGGTGTGTCTCCATCTCTATTAATATAAAAACCGTTATTATCAAAACCCTTTCCATAAAGAAAGGACCCTACAAGATTAGCACAAGATTTTGCGGTTACTGAGCTATTAATTAATTTTTTTATATTTGTCGGATAATCGTTATCTGAACCAAAGTTAAAAACGTCCTTACGTTTATTATATTCTTTTGGTGTTGTATTGTCTATGTGTATGAAATTTGAGGATGCCATAATATAGTTTTTTATTTTTTAAATTAGTTTTTTTTAACCTTCTTTTTTCTTGGTTTTTTAACCTCCGCAGGCTTTACTAATTCTTCAATTTTAGCAACTTCTTTTTTTATTTTAACTTCTTTCTTTTTACCATTTAATAATTCATCTAAATTACTAGGATACTCAGAAAATTGATTTAATCTATTTATGTTAACTTTTAAGTAAGCTATAGCCACTTCGTCAGTTAATGTTAAATTAGTATGAACAGCCGTAGAACTGAACTCTCTAATATGGGAAACTTTTAATTTAAAATTACATTTTTTCTCTTCCATTTTGAACTCGTGTTTTAAGTATTCACTTAACTCTACAAATTGCGTATGAATACAAGACCCGCAACTAACTTTCAACTGTTTGTTGAACGTAGAAAAATAAAGAGATGCCAGCTCTTTAATTAGCTTAGCATCTCTTTTGATTATATTGATGTCTTTATTAAGAATCAAATTATTATAATGTTGGTGTTTGAAGTGCTAATACTGCTGCTTCAGTTGTTGCCAAATCAGTAATAAAGAAAGCATAAGGAAACTGATTGTTTTCGTATCCTTCTTTATTAGCTAAAGTAAACGGCAATCCACCATTCTCGTTAGCATCAAATACTGACTCAGTCATGACCATACCAACCTCATATCCTAATACTTTGAAAGCTGTTGATCCAGTACCATCTGCTCCCTCATATTTAGTTCTAACAATAGCACAAATTTCCGCACCATTAGTATAAGCTTGAAGCTCTACTAAATTTGCAGGATTTAAGTCTGCAATGTATCCGCTCAATGTATGATTCCAAGCGTCAAAAGTATCGTCTTTAGATACAAATGAAGCCGAAGCATTCAATAAGTTTTTTACACCATCCATTAAGTAAGCTCTTTTAGCTCCACTCTTTAACGTAATTCCTTCAATTGTTACACCGTCAGCATTAAACGTTGTTGCTCCTCTATCAATATCTGCTCTATTCATAATAGTAACAGACTGCACCAGTCCCTTTACAGGAACTGAAGTACAATCAATAGAAAAACCTGCTGTTATATCTTTATTACAACTCATAGTTTATCTTTTTTTTATTTATTAATATGCAACCATTACAGCCTCATCTAATGCTACTTTAGCATCTATTTTAATCTCTTCTCTTACAATGTTTTTCATTGTATCTTGAGAATAGTGAGAAGTAAAA